GCGTTGGTTGCCGCCCAGTCGGTCGTGTTGTTCTGCTCCATGTCCCCATCGGGGACTTCCGTGAGGATCGTCCAGCACGGGAGGAAGCAATCCTCTTCCATCACCTGATCGAGAAGGTCGAGGACCTCCTGCGGGTGGACGTATTGGAAGACCTGGTAGAAGTCTCCAGCGGCGGGTGCGGCCGAGAACACAGGATCGACTGTTAATGTGCCCGTAGAGGGCGTGGAAGCCGTCACAACGCGGATCTGGCCTTCGGGTGCCGCACCACTTCCCCCGGCATCGTAGGAGATGCGGGCGTATCGCCCCTTCATTTGGTCGGTGGGGTAGAGGGATGATTGGAGACGGGTGGTATCTACAATCGTTGATGTAGACCCGCCCGTCACCGTCCCATACTGGCCGAAGCCCTCCCTGAGAATCCGCTCCAAGACGGATCTACGTGTTACGGGTTCAGCCGAACCAAATGTCCATGAGGCAGTTACGAGGCTCAAATTACGAGTTCCTCAGAATAGATTGAGTAATGCCCCTCCGATTGCGGAACATGGTGGGCGCACCTGTCGAAGCCACGGTGTAGGTGATGTCCAGCTGCGCTTCGTTGGTGCCAGCGGCGTTGTAGTCCTCGGCCAGGAATACATGTACCCCAGTGGTGGCGAAGTTAATGATCCCGAACCGGGCATCGTTCCCGCTCGCCCATCCCCCTCTTGCGAATAACTCCGCAGCCACACTCTGGATGTTGATGGTGTACCCGGTGCCTGTTGCAGACGGGGAAACGGCAACATTCGCCGTGGTCTGTGTGATCCCGGATGGGAGGTTGCTATTGCTCCACGCCGCAGCATCATCTACATCATCCCCAAACAGTCTTGTATCTGGGGTGCCCGTTACCGACGTGATATTGAGTGTGACAGTAGCCGCCGAGATGGTAGCCGCCAAAGGAATCGCGAGTGATTGAAAGCGCAACCCTCCGTGAAGAGGAAAGGAAGAAAGCCCAGCAAACCACGCCGCATCAGTTCCTGATACTGAACGCCATGATGAGAACATTTGGAACCCATCATCTGCGTTCGTTGTGATCTCTTCGCTGATTGAGGCATCAACCATCACCGGGTACTCTGGCTCTGTAGTCCACGCCTTTCTCCGCGTCCGCTTGTCTACCACCTTGCTCACGCGGCCAGTCCACGTCTCTGTGAACGTCTCACCATCGAGTACACTCAGCATCTCCAGCGTGTCGCCGTCCTTATCCCAACCCTTGGTCTTTTCTTGGAATGAGCCGCCCGCGCATTCACTCGAAGTCACCCGCCACGTCAGCGTCATCGGCTTGGCGGGCCGGTGAAATTTCTCGCTCTTGAGCCGATAGGCGCACACCTTCACATCGAGGTCGGGGGTCACTTTGTCGTACAGGACGACGTTATCGTTGACCCTCGGGAGGCCGTCATAGGCCACGGGGACGCCGTCCACATGGGTCAAGACGCACTGCCGCCACCAACCCTCGCGCGACGTGTGCCGCCATCCCACCCGGTCCGTGAACACGTCGCAGATGTACGCGGCTTTGTCCATGCGGAACATCGTCCCGTGAGGGGTTTCCACGAACCGGAACCCCAGGTCGATCTCCTGCCAGTCGCCGCTCGCATCCCGGTAGTGCACTGGGGCAACTGAGGTTGAGAGATGAAACTGTCCGTTTCCGAGATCGAACGTCTTTCCCCGCTCGGTGCGCTTCTCAACCACCTCCACCGGGGCACAAACAAGCCCGCGTTTCGCGAACACGTTGTCTCGTTTGCGGATGAGGTCAAGTGCAGGCTTCACGAAACCCCGACCTCCAATTCCTCCAACCGATACCGCAGCCACTTCTCGTCCACCACGCCTGCAGCCTTCTCCACATCAAGCGGAACACCGAAGAACCTACGAATGCGCTCGAAACACGGCACGGGGTTCTCCACTACGTTCCGATACCAGACCTCCATAAGCCTCGTGTCCCTGCGGTTGCGGATGGCTTCAAGGCTTCGCTCCACATCCTTTTCGATCTGTTCGACCGTGTAGTCTGCTCGCCCGAAGAACGCCATGTACGACTGCCGGATTTCCTCCGGGTCACGGCGCATGAACACCACCCGAATGTCAGGCATCACCTGCATTCGCCCCGGCCCCATCCTGAGCGCCTTGATCAGCTTCCCCTCGTAGCCCTTCGGGAAATCGGGAGCCTGGTAGTCCTTGCGCTCCAACTCGAACAAATGGGGGTTGGGATCGTAGTCCTCGTCGCGGAAGCGGTTCTTCATGTCGTCGCGGGACTCGCGGTACTCAGCTTCCATCCCGCCCGCGATGAGCGCCTGCATCATCATCGAGGTGCCAGAGCGCATGAACCCGGAGACCACATAGACAGGAGATACCTTCTCCAGCGGGAGCACAGCGCCTTCCGCCGTTGCGTACACGGGGACGCTCATGGGAGAACCCCCGAGCCAGTAGTCGCCATTACGTTCCATCTTTGCACTCCGTTTGAGTTGAGATAGATACAAGGTATACCAACTCAACGCGGTTTACCATCGCGCGGGGCGGATCGCTGCGGTCGGCACTTAGCGGAAATACTCGATGTCAAGGGTGGCATCGGCTCCACCACTGCGAATGAACTGGATGGCATCAAGGAACTCAACAAACTCCCCAAGGGGGTCGGTGAGATCAAGCACACCATCAGCCGCCAGCGCGATTCCGATAGCTGAGGTGGGGGCCACACCATCCGCCCGCCAGCGCACACCATTCGTGGCACCACACTGGATGAGGGCGCGAGTGGTGTTGTTTGGTACAGAGAGGCCAACCGCCGTGGTGCTGACAGTCAGTTGTTCGTGGCCGTTTGGCCCGTTTGGGATCAAGCGGTAGGGCTTTGGGGTGACCGGCGTGGAGACCTGTACGAGTTGGCCGTTCTCCTCGTCACCCACCTTGTAGTTGAGACGATTAGCCATTCTTTACCGCCACGGGATCGAGGAACTTCCTCCCCTCCCTGTCTTCTTTCATGGACTTGCGAATGTGCGAGATGGCACGATCCCCATCCCAGCCGCTCTTTCTGAGGTCTTGTGCGGCCTTTTCACGGGCATACTCGGGGTCAGTGATAAGAACCCTTCCCTCGACTATCATCCCCACCCCAGGAGAGAAGGGGAGACGTTGCGCCTCCCCTCCGCACTGGCATGGTTTGAGGCTATCGTTGTATGAGCCTCGGGCCTCGAAGGACCGACCGCAGGAGCAGGAATACTCGTAGGTCGGCATTAGATCTCGTTCGTGTCGAACTCGGCCCAGACACCCGTGAAGAAGAACACCGCGCCGGTTGACCCACCGCCGTAGCCGACGATAGAACCCGTACCTGCGATAACCGGCATCGGGAAGTCGGCGGCAGAGATCACAAGGTCGAGACCCTTCAGGCCAGAGGTAGCCGCATCTGAGTCCAGCAGGCCAGACGACCGGCCAAGCTCGATATAGTTCCCGGAAGTCAGGGGGTCGGTGCCGTTGGCTGAGTACGTCGAAAGCGCCACCGCACTCGCCGTCCGCGAGGAGGCAAGGTTCATGTTGAACTCGGTCACCGCAACAGAGGTACCAGCGCCCACGTCGATGTTGGAAGCCGCGTACATCAGTTCATGGACACCGAGGGTGGTGGCACCCGATTCCGCGTGAGCCTGCAAATGCAGGGGAAGGATGCGGAGGTTATCGGACGTGGCGCGGATGGCGAACTCCGGCTGGTCGGCGTCGATAGCGGCGTGACCGGCAATACCAGTCGTCACCGTACCGGCGTGTCCCGCGAACACCCTGCCCTCGAAGACAAGAGCCTGGAACCACGGAGCGGTAAACAGGGCACCATCGCGGGTGGCGCGAGCGCCAATCCACTGCCCATCTGCGGTGCGGCCAATCGTGGACTGTGCCGCCCAAAGTCGCATGTCAGTCATTTCTCTTTATACCTCGTGAGAAGTTGATTACCGGTCAGACCAGCAGGCCACAAAATCGAGGTCGACCGTCACGTCGTTTGACGTGCGGTTACCGAAAGTGAAGCGGGGCTCAACGAGCGTGCCACCCTCTACGACACCAGCGCGAGAGATGTTCGTCCCAAGCTGGAGGACGGGATTGGCGGCGTCATTGGTGTTCCAAGTTGCCGTCCACACCGAATCGCCCTGGAGTTGGATGATGGTCGTGTACCACTGATCAACAGTCGGGAGCCAACCAGTATCAACCGAGGTGGTTGCGTAGGTGGTGTTACCGTCCATCACCAGCGCAAACGTGTCGAGAGTCTGCGCAGCATCGAACGCAAGCACGGCAACCGTTATAGCACCGTTGGTGATGCTTGGGGTGTCGATGTCGTTGATAGCGGGAAGGGTGTAGTCCGAAAGTGGATCGGAGAACCCGAACTCGAAGCAGGTCAGTGCAATAGTGTCGGTACGCCACCGAATAGCCATACCGGCATTCTTGTCACCACTCAGGTTGCAATGACCATAGAATGACACAAACTCGTTGTCATCAGTTGCCGAGTCTGCCTGGATGATGGATTCACCAGAAACGTTCGTTGCCTGCATGGCAAAGACGGTCGTTCCAGTGTCGCCAGTGGTGACCCAGAGATCGCCATTAAGCGCATCTCCTTCGAAGTCGTCCTTGTAGAACCGCTTGTCCGCAAAGGACAACTGGCTCAGATAGAGCGAAAGAAAATCAGGGTTGTGGATTCGGGAAGCGAGGTTTCGCGAATCAAAGATCGAACCACTCGTAGGCGTATCGCCAAAAAAGCGGCCAATCTTTCCAGAAGTGGGAACAGCGACCATGTTACTGACTACCTCAGTAGCGCACTCAATGTGCGTCAGTTGATATGTTCAGTGTACTCCATGAAAAGACCGCCCCTCTTTCGAGAAGGCGGTCAGGATGGCGAACAATGGGCGCTAGTTGTTCAAGGTTTAGGTCTGAAGGAACATCTCCTCAAGGTCTGGTTCTGCGTCTTCTGGTGCGCGAGTAATCATGGACACAACGTAGTCCAGCCAGGTCTTTGTGTCTTTCTTCATGCGTTCAGACGCGTCACCAAGACCAGTAACGTCAATATTGTGGGCGGTGGCGTAGGCCATGAGTTCCTGTCGCTTCCACGTTTCGTCGGGGAAGCCTTCGGGAAACTTCGGACCAGAGGGTTTCTTTTCTTGCGGTACCGCATGGCCGAGTGCCGCAAGGACACCAGCGACAACAGCCGCAATGTCGTCAGTGCCGCTCCGTAGTCCACCCGCCTTCTCAAGCGCATTGGCGATTTCCTGCCCAACACTCCTTGTGCCCTCGGATGCCTTGTGCTTGACCGAGAAGTGCATGTCGAGTGCTGACTGAGCAGCTTCCTGGGTGATTCCCGAGAAGATGCGCAGGGAGCCATTCTCCTCAACACACCGCTCGGGGCAGGTGAGGATGACCGCTTTCTGGAGGTCGGGGCGAACACGGACGACCTCGGGGTTGGTGTGGAGTCCGAGCGAGATGAGTTGCGTGGCAGGGATCAGGTAACTCCCGGCGCGGCCATACCCGTCTGTTGGCGAGATGACATAGGTGAGGCCACCGTTCTCGAAGAACGTCTTGAGCCAGATGGTAGGCTTGTCGCGCTGCTGCTTCGTGGCCTCCCAGATCATGGGGGTAGACTTGCCCTGGGCAAGAATGTTCTGGCCGGAGATCTGGTTCCCGAACTTCTCCAGCGGCACCCAGCCACGGTCTCGGAACCGTTGCCAGCGAGGGTTGTCCGTGCGGCTTTCTGGGCCAGTGGTGATCCACCCCGCGTCAGGTGCGCCTTCATGGTCGGCTTTCCGCCAGTAGATGACCCGTCTCTGTCGGCGGTCCTGCGGGCGACCACCACCAGGGAGTTCTGGAGAGCCAAAGATGGCGTCCATATTGAGCATTGCTGAACTGGCTTCTTGAGCGAGTTCTTCAAGAGTCGGCATGTAGTTTCCTCTGGTTTAAGACCTTCTGCAATCCTTCTGGAAGGTCTTGGAATGGTGTAAATCCCTCACGGTAACCAAGGGATTTGCTGGCTTCTCGGTGCGCCGAGACATTGATATCCATGGCGGGAACCCAAAAGTGGACAAGGCAGATCCAGTCGATCAGTCCGTCTTCGTAGAGACGTTTGTTCGGGTCGGAAACCTCGTCGAAGTTGTGGGCGTCATCGGTGTCGCCCTGGAATTCCGCATGGAAAAACTTGAGCCCCAGTGTTTCGCCGGGTTTCTTTTCGATGATGTCGAGGCAACATGGCCTACCGAAGGGAAACTCCTTGCGGGAAGGCACCACATCGAGCATTTTCCAGCCGCGATGCTTCTCGTAGATTTCGATGGACTTGGGGAGTTCCCTGCTCAACATGAGTGCGATTGGCACTCGCCAGGGTTCGAGATCCGCTGGTACCGCAAACCGGAGCCGCTCTTCGGAAATGAGGTACGACTTGTCAGGCGCAACCTTGATAAGAGACATAAAACCTCGACGGGGAGGAATATACCTCCCCGTCAAATCGTCAAGTACCTTGTTTAGGTGCTCGAATAGTCGACCGTGATAGCGCCAGTCGCAGCAGTGTGGACGAGCGTGACGGTCGAAGTGGTGTTGTCCGTGATGTCGATGTTGGCGGAGCCAGCGATTTCGCGCTGGAGGTTCGCCAAGCGCATCACAAGAGCGGGGCTAACACGGCTGGTGACAGTCTGTGCAACCATTCTTACGTACCTCGCAGAAGGACGAGGTTCTCGTCCGAAGGCGTGGTGGAACCCGGCGATTCCGTGTAGATGTCGATCTCCGAGTAACCGTAGATTTCATCCATCACGACGACATCGGCCAGGTCGAGGGCGATCCGGTCGGTCGAGGTCTTGGGGTCCTGTGCGAATACGAGGGCGATACCGTCCTTCTGGATGAGCATGTTTTCGTGCTGACCAGAAGCAGGGGAGCGCAGAAGGTTCGAGATGAGGACGGGAGCACCCTGGAACTCCGCGACTGTAGCGCGGGTGTGGGCGTCCATTGCGGCACGGTCACCCACGTAGTCACGGTTGATGAACGTGTCCATCTTCATGATCCCTTCCTTCTGGGCAGGGCTGAAGATCCAGCAGGCATCGTCCATCATGCTCACACCGGCATCGTCGAAGTAACGGACGGCGCGGAGGAGGTTGTCGTAGGTCAGTTCAACACCGAGGGTGCCAACAACCTGCGAGAAGTTCTGGGCGAGGGCGGCGAGGTCTACGTCAACCTTGCGAGCAAGGGCGTAGCCCATCTTCTTGGTCATCTCGGCCTTGGTGTCAGTGCGCGAGAGAACAGCGGCGATATCTTCCTGCTTGATAGCGCAGGCGATATGCGAGTTGATGACGAGATCCTGCTGAGTGTCCACGTACACCGTGGCGTTCAGTGCGGTCTCGGCCACCTTTGACTGGGTTTCGATGTTCGGGATGCGCCTCTTGTGGAACACATCGCCGTGCTTGTAGCCCGACTCCCATGAGCGGTCTACCTGCTTCTGGATGACGATGTTGAACTCGCGTGCGCGAAGAACATCATCCAGGAAAATCTCATCGATACCAGCCGCTTCGGTTGATCGGGTGATGTTCCCGGTAGCCATTTAGCGGAAAGTCCTGCCCTTATAGGGCGATGGGGCGTTACTCGCGGACAATCTTTCCTGATGCCAGCGCGGCCCCGAGACCTTCTGGGAACAGGCGCATCTTGGTCGGAGGATCAAGTGCTTCGTATTCCGAAAGGTGCATCTGGCCTGCGGCCCTGACAGAGTTGTTCCCCGTCAGGTCGGGTGTTGCTTGCGCGAGAGCGACATTTGCCTTGGGCTTGTCCTCCTCTACAGGAGTCGGTACCTCCACAACTTCCGCCTTCGGCGGTGCCGCAACAGGTGCGGGCGGTGGAGGGGGTGCAGCCCTTTGGTTAGCCAACTTCGTCTGGACCGCAGTGTTCAGTGCCGCCTGGAAGCGGAGCATCGACTGCGCAGGTGTCAGTTGGCGGATGGGACGCCCGTTGGCGTCAAATTCAAAGTCAAACACCCGGTTCGCCACCGCCTGTTTGTACGGCGCGATCTCGGCGGGCGTGAGGTGCTGTTCCGCTTGTTCGACGATTTGCTCGAACTGGATCTCAAGCTCGGCGCGTTCGCGGATGGCTTGAGGGTTTTGCGGCTCGGCACCATATGAGCGGCGGAACTCAGGGTCGTTGAGAAGCCGTTCCTTGATCTCGTCCTCGGACATCTGCCCCGCACGGAGTCTCTGAAGTTCAGCCTCGCGTTCTGCAAGACGAGCTTCGAGGTCAGCCACCTTGGGCTGGTATTCCCGCTTAGCCTGCCGTCCAAGTTTGGTACGGATGGCATTACGGAACTCGGGGTCTTCCCGTTCCAGACGTTCGATCTCCCGGTAATACTGGGAGGGGTCGAGATAAACCTTTCGCTCTTGAACTTCTTCTGCGACCGTTTCAGGGACGCTCTCTTCCTCGGCCACTGGTTCTGACGCGGGCTCGGGAACGGTCTCAACAGGAACCTCGGGGGTCTCAGCGACTACCGGGGTTTCCTCCTCTTGAGTTTCCGCCTCCGCCTGGGCCGCCGCCAGCAGGCTCGGATGGATAGCTAATGCCAAAACTTCCTACCTCTCGAACCACTGACATAAGTCGCAGTGGTTACATATTGAGTATAAACCATGAGTTTGATGTGGCATGTGGTTGACAGGTACGCTACGATAGGCAGATGAACACGCCCTATCGTCGTCCGCCACTCAAAGAACTTGCCCAAGTGTTCGCCTGGGTGATTGTCCTTCTTGTCCTATATATCGTGGTTATTGGTTAGCTGCGCCGATTCGCTCGTATGTTTCTTCGGCACCAGTTCCGCCGAGTTGCCACTTAGCGAGGATGGCAGCTTCTTTCGGATGTTCCTTCCGCCAGTTGGCACGGAAATCTGCAAGGACAGTGTTGAACTTACCCTGGATCTTTCGAAACTCCGTGTCTGCTAGTTCCACAGCAGCGTTCGGGGAATTTGTCTTCCAATTGGGAAGGGTTGAGTCGAGGTACTCCTCAGCGTACTCAATCAAATCCTGCCGAGTCTTCGTCCAATAAGATCCCATTGTTTCGGAGGCGGGAAGTGATGCGAACTCCTTGTAGTATTCCCACACTTCGTCGGTGAGTTCCCAGTACCCGGCCCGCTGAATTGTCTTCATATCGTCGCGATACTGCTTGGTTGTTTCCGTGCGGAGCGCGAGACCAGTGGAGTCTTCAATGTATGTACGGTCTTTGGCACTGAGCCCGGCTACGTATGCCTCAACTCTATCCCAGTCGGGCTTCCCGTCTGCGGTGAGACTCTCTTCGATAGCACGGAAGTACCCATCAAGAACCCTGTCATCCCCAGGAATTGAGTCAACGAGAGCATAGATGCCCTCCTTGTTGGCGCGAAGTTCGTCGTAACGAGCATGGTAATCTTCGCGCCACTGGGCTGCGTTTATCTCATTTTCCGCAAGCGCGAGGTCTGATGCTTTCTGATATTCGAGAAGTTCTTGCTCTTTTGCGTAAGCCGCCTGTCGTTCCTCGCTGCCACTCTCGACCATGCGCTTGTAGAGTTCGGGGTACTTGTATTTCATCTCGGCCTGTATATCAGGGTCAAGATCGTAAAAATCCCCGCCATGCTCTTTTCTGGAGAGGATGTTCATTTCTTCTGTGGGGGACTGGGGCTGGGGTTCATTACCAATTAGTTGTCCTGCGAATTCTGTAGCGACATCGCCGAGGTCTCCGCCCTTACGGAACTCTTCAACCGCTCCGCCGACAGAGATTGGCAGAATACCTTGCTCAACGAGATACCAGAGCGAGTCATTTATCTGTTTCATATCCGCGCCTTCGCGAATGTCATCACCCTCGAAGTCCCGGTTTGCAACAATGTCCTTGATAGCACCGGGGAAGGGGGCGATACGACCTTCTGCCCACCGGATAAGTTCGGGCTGCTTGAGGTTGAGATCCTGGTCGAGTGGCACCATTGCGCGAATGAAGGACCGGAACGGCCCACCCAGGGGTAGCGTTCTACCACCGGGGAGTTGGATTGCCATGAAATCCTTGTTGGTTGGATTGAACACCCTTTTAAGGGCGTCCTCTGGCGACAGCCCTCTGTCCTCCGCAGTCAAAAGAGCGGAGACCCCAGCTAGCATAGAGATGTTCGTGGCAATGGTCGTCATGTGGGCAAGGGCGACTTGCTCACGGATGCGAGGCCGCTTGCCAACTGCCAATTTGGCTATCGCACTGGCCCCATCCTTGAACAGGGCGGGCGGGGAGCCAAAGAACGACATTGAAGTAATCAAACCACGCTCAATCTTCCCCCGCGCCGGTGAAACGCCACGCTCAACACTGGACATTGATGGAACACTCTTAGAGAGAGCATTCGCAACTTCATGGTCCAGAACGTCTTCAGAGACCTTTGGGTTGAGTTTTCGCATGAGATTGCGGGTACTCTTCCATGTCTCGTAATCGATGCGCTGCAAGGCGTTGAACATCGCATTCTCTGTTTCGTGGAACGTTTGTCCGACGCCATAGGGAATGCTTGCAATCAGGGATTGCGTTGGGTCGAACTCATCAGACACAGCCCCGAGTGCACGAGCCTTCGCCATGACATACCGCGAAACGAGTTCCGGTTCCCGTCGGGCAACCTCATCCAGGGATGCACCACCGTCGCGTGCGATCTGCCAGAGTGCCTCCAGCGTCTTTCGTGGAGAACGAAGATAGGACATAACACCCTGGATGGTGATGGGTGAACCATCAGCAGAGAGTGCCGTGCCACGAGCTACGTCTGCAAAGTTGGTGAGTTTGTCGAGACGACCATTGTCTGCCTTAAGGATTTCCGAGATGGACCCAGCAACTTCTGGGGAGTGGAATTTATAGGTCTCGGGTGACCATATGTACTGTCCTCCCGCACGCTCAACAATGTTGAAGTTTGCGTAGGCATCGACAAGTTCTTCAACCTCGGCCTGGATCTTGTCAACCTCGCGCATCATGCCTCGAAGCGCCTTATCGTTGGCGTCCAATTTCTCGTCGAGGCCAGTCTTGATATTGACCTTCTCGCCCTGCGCGGCCTTCTTCAAGGTCTCGGGGCGGGTCTCGGGGCCGGAAATCTTACGCTGCGCGGCAGCAAGTTGAAGTCGAAGTTCCCTAAGTTGCCCAGCAATATAAGCAATGTCTTCGTTGTTCTTCCCGTAGAGGTCGGGCCACGTGTTCTCGTCTCCAAGAGCATTGACTTTCGCCTCAAGGGGGGCCATACGTTCGTTAATTCGACGCTCCTGGAGAAGGGTGGCTTTGTAGTCCGAAGCGATACTGCCCTCGCGCTTAAGGGCGGTCTTCATGCGCGACTGGAGATTGCGAAGGCGCTGCTGAGCCCTGAGCTTGTTCTCCCGAAGTCCCGGTGCCAACTCGTCAATGACTTCAATCTGCGACTTCCCACCAACGCCAGCCTTGAACGTTGCCTGACCAGCCATCCGGGCGAGCCCGTTGTCATGGATCTCCATGAGTTTGAGCGGATCGGTCTCAGGGATGAAGTTGGGAGAAGACACCATGCGCTCTGCGGCAGTATCGAATGAGCGCGGCTTGCCGACCTTTGGGGTGCGGAGCCGAGATTCAATCGCCGTGCTGTTCGCGATGATATCCTCATTCACGTTGACGTGGGGTACGTAAATCCCGCCCGTCTTGGGCTTGAAGAGCCCAATGTCCAACCCATACCGCGAGCGCCCGAGATTGATATTTCCAGCATCTCGAAGTTCCCAGAGTTCAATCGTGGCTTTCTGGAAGGGGTTGAGAACATAATCGTTCGGGTTTTGGAGGATATCCAACACCGTGTTCTTGATTACGCGATCCTCGGGCCCGATGTACTCAGGTGGGTCGATGAGGCGCGTGTATCCATCGCTGTCCTTCTTCCACTTACCAAAAGCGGCTTCCGCCTGCTCAATAACAGGCTTGCGGGTAGCAGCGAATCGGGTTCCAAGGTCGGCCTCAACAGCCCGATTGGCCTGATTCGCGACATGGACGGTTCGCTCCAGGTTGATGCTTGGATTGAAGACACCGGCCACGTCCTTCGCGCCAGGAATCTTTCCAACCATTTCCCCGAGTGGACCAGGGGTGGAGGTCGTGGCTTCCTTAGTTTGGAGCGCAGCCTTGATCCCTGAGTCGCCAAGTTCCATTGGCTCAAGCGTGGCAAGGGTGCCAAGTTTGAGAGGGGTCTTTTCGCGGGCAATAGCCCTCAATCCAGCCTTTCCGCCCACGCGAGCAACATCGAGTCCGAAAGCCCCGCCAGCGGCAAAGCCCAACGCGCGCGCGAGACGCTCTTGAATTGAAGCATCCTCATCGGAGGTGGCGTAACCCGCCGCACCAGCGGCAGCACCGAATCCAGCCCGAGCAGCCAATCCCGCAGCGACACCACCAGACTCAGACGAAAGCGGACGGGCCGCAGCGCCAAGGGGTTTCGCGATAGCCCCAACCGCAGCCTGTGTGCCACGGTCGATTGCGTCGTTGACCGTGCCCAGTCCGCGCATCAGGTCAGAGAACCTGCCAGCCCCCTGTGCGCCGCGCAGCCCCTTGGTGACCAATCCAGCCCCAATGAGGTTCGTGGGGTCAAAAAGTACCTGTGAAGCAAGTTGCTCGCCCAGTGGGCGTTCCTGGAGTTTGCCCTGTTGGGTCTTGGCGAAGTCCCACGGGTCCGACGATTGGGTGATAGATTGCCCCAAATCACGGACGCCACTGAGGGCAGAGTCCTGTGGGCGATACCCCATCAGGTTCGCACTCGTATTGACGATAGCCCCGAGGCCGGGGACTGCCTTGGTGGCTGTTAGGGCGGCAGGGGCGAGTTGGGCACCAGTCTCCGCGAACGCATCGAGGACGGTATTCGTCTTGTTCCATCCAGTGGCGATGGGGCCGAGGAGTTCGGAGAAAGACGACTTCCCCGTGTTGATGTCACCCCAACGATTCTGGAAGCGTGCGGCCTGACCGGCCTGTGCGAAGAGATCTGCGTCAGAGAGTTGCTTGGCTTCCTGCGGGGTGACGCCGGGGATACTGCGCTGAGCCTCGGAGATATCTGAGAACTGCGGAGTGAGGGCCTCGTGTTCTCGATACGCGGCCATGACTTCTGGCCGGTACATCGTAGAGGCGGTGCGAGTGATCTCGGCGGCGGAGAACCCTGGCCCGCGCAGATTGTAGGTCTGGGAGTCAAGGAGCTCCCGTGCCCGCTGGATGTTCGTGAAGTCCTGCGGAGAGATCCTGGGCGTGGTGACGCCTGCCTGGTATTGCGAATCGTTGAACCCGAAGTAGTTCGCGTCAGCCGTGTTCTGGCGATTGAGTTGGTCAGTGAAGGTGTTGTAAGACTCAGGGGACTCCCACCCTCTTCCTTCAGTCCATACCTGCCCCTGCGGGTTGTACCAGATACCACCCTTCCAGATGTTCCCATTGGCAGGATCGAGGTAGTATCCGCCACTACCGTCATCAAACCACTGCATCCGGGCGTCACGTTCAGCCTGTGTAACGGACGCCTTTTGCGGGACGGGTTGGGTGACGGTGGAAGCCTTCTGGGGGACGGGGCCGGACATTGGGGCACCGGCTCCGCTCCCTTTTGGCTTGGTTCCTGCGGGACGGAAAGCCCCACCTTCAATGTCAATGAACGCCATTTACGTCTCGATCAGCGTAGGCTCGTAGGCGCTACCGCGAGGTGCATTGGCTGCGGCGAAGGCCATGATGGTTTCGAGCGGGATGTTCCCAGCCCTGAAGAGTGAGTCGAGGGCAGCAAAGGCTTGCGGGTTGGACTGCTGAAGATGGAGAAGTTTCTGGTAGTTCGCCACCTGGTTTGCGCCGGGGAGTTCCACGCCGAGCCCCGGAACGTTGATGGGCATGTTCGAGATCGTGTCGTACTGCCCTTCACCAATATTCCCCTGGAGGTACTGGAGAGCAGGCAGGTTCTCGTACACGTCCGAGCCATACGACATCGCCGAGATGGCATTGAGGATGTCCTGGAGAGTGGGCTGGCCGGTACCCGTGGTGCCGCCGGTTCCCGTACCTGTTCCACCAGTCCCAGTGCCCGTGGTTCCGGTTCCTGTACCAGTCGTTCCGGTACCACCAGTTCCGGCAGTCCCCGTACCTTGTTGCCCCGTACCTTGGCCGGTTCCAGTCCCGGTACCTGTCCCCCCTGTTCCCTGTCCGGTTTGCGTGCCGGTGCCTTCGGTGCCAGTGACCGGCGTCGGGGTGATTGGAGTCGGTTGGATTGGGGTGGGCGAGACCGGCTGGAACATCTCGGGGTAGAGACGCTGCCAGTCGGCGGGCTGCATGTACTGCGAGTAGTCATAGATGAGGGGGTCACCCTCGTAGTATTCCGTCCGTGGGGCGGTGAAAAGGCCAGTGGCGAATCCGCCACCAGGTCCAACATCACGGAATTGCGTTTCGCTTTCACCAGTCCATGAGGGAACGGGGGCATACTGGAACTCTGAGTTCGTAGACGTTCCATCAAGAAGGGCACGCTTTTCAGCGTCAGGAAGAGCCATGAACTCTTCCTGCGACAGCATTCGCGATGGGGGCTTGGTCATGCCTCGCGTATTGATGTACGAGATCCAGTCCGTACCATCATTGATGAGGGCATAGCCGGTTGGTTGACCAGTGAGGATGGCCTGTTGCTGATCTTGCGGAAGAGCAAAGAACTGGGCCATCGACGTGATCGGCGTAAGGTTCGATGGTTCCACTGGCAAGTAGCGAAGCGCGGCCTCGTTCCAGCGCATATACCCACCACCCGGCATAGCAACGTCACCGGGGAGCAAGTCAAACGACCCACCCGGAACCTCAACCGTGCCTGCGGTCAGGACGGTCTGTGAGTTGGGGATACCGGATGGCCCGGAGCCGAACGTTGCTTGACCGACTGGGCCTGTGGCAGTAACAGGTGGGATAGTTTCTCCCGTTGGTTGCCCGTCGATTCCAACCGATGACGTACCCTGTGAGCCCGATTTGGTTTTACCACCAGTTGGCCCGCCAGTTTCTCCATAGAGCGGATGGTCGGCGGGGGCCTGTCCAGTCTGGTAGGGTTGCCCACTCGTCACCCCGCCACCGACCGCTGTATTGGTCTCTGTCGATGGTGCGTATTGTTTCACGCCAACGGCATTGAGATAGCGATCAATGACATCAGAGGGGAGACCGAAGGCTGCATTGTTCTTAACGGGGTCAAGGATTCCAGCCGCGTGTTGCTCAGGGGAGATAACGTGGTCAAACGTCTGTTCGAAAGTATCCCCTGTGTAATTGATTGTCCTGTCTGGATTTATTGAGTATTGCCCAGGAAGAACTGGTCCGGTCATCCCGGTGGTGCCAGTGTTGCCAACATAAACGGTGCCAGAGACAGGTGACTGGTTGGCAATAGACTGGTTATACGCAGCCTCAGCCATCGTCATACCGTAATACGGGGAAGCCCGGTTCTGAACGGTTGCGGTGTTTGGGTCAACTCCACTGTAAAGATCTGAGAGGTACGGATTGCCTGCGGCAGTAGCGGCGGTTTGCGCAGCCTGTTGAGTCCGTTTGGCTTGAATCGCATCGATTTCCGCCTGTGAGTAGGAGGAATCGGTAGATACCCCTGTGCGACCACCAGTGTCAATCGTGTAGCCACCTGTTGAATTGGTGGGCTGATTGGAGTTCGCGATCAGGTTGTTCCAGTAATCAACGTCATAGATGGGTGACTGGAAGGAGGTTGCAGAACTGTCTATCGTCGAATAATCTGGTTGCTCTGCCGCCTGCGACATCGACCACCAGTCAGTGCCTTGCAAGTACGACGGTTGTTGAACCGAAGATGATTGCCCGACGAGATTAGCTGTCCGGTAAGCGTTATACGTACCCGTGGCAAACATGGGTAGCCTGCTCATCATCTGAGAGAAAGGCACACCCTTTGCTTGTTCGGGCATCCCAGAAAACGCTGCACCATGCGATCTGCCAACCATGCTGGAGAAGGGGGTCACCTTGGCTTCCGCCTCACCATTCCGAACACGCAGCTTGATGTGCTCGGGGTTCGGTTCTCCAGGGATCTGGGGATCGCCCGTAATGAACTCCGGTGCCCGCGTCCAGCCATCCTTCGTGATCTGGGGGTCGGCACCACGTCGCGCCATTGAACCAAACGCCATGGCAGGGACTTCCTCATAAGGCGTGGTTGTGGCGTCTTGTGGCGTCTGTGGAGCCGGTGTACCTGCCTGCGCGGCCTGTTGGTACGGCTGAGCCAAATGCGCCTGGTCCTGCATCATCTGGGAGAACGTGGTCGGCCCACCCGAGGCTTGACCAGTGAAGATGTTTACGGGCGTGCCGGTGGGTTCTTGGCCATTCATGCGGAGGAAGTATTCCGCAGCTACGGTGTCGCCGGGATCGGCAAAGTAATCCGTAGCGATCTTGGCACGGTCAAGCGCCATGGCTTCTGCGTCACGGGACTTCGTATAGGCCAGTTGTTCATTGAACTGCCTGACCTGTTCATCAAGACGTTGACGCTCAAGTTGAAGCTGCGGGTTGTTCGGGTCATTGTCCAGTTGGAATTGAAGTAGACGAAGCTCCTTCTCAAGCTCAAACTTTTTCAGGGCAAGCTGATAATCGAGATCGTTCGAGGCGCTCTCGTACCCAAGGCGGGCGCTATAGTCTGCGGCTGCGGATGCTCCAGAGGAACCACCACCAGATGAACGGACAGTTGTGGTTCCACCACTGGTACGTGAAGACCCACCACTGCTGGACTGCCGAGACAGCCAGAAGTCTGCTTCCTGGAGTTGCTGGTCACGGACTGCGAGTTGCTCAGCAATCGACAGGGGGGTGGATTGATAGCCCCCAGGCTGAATCTGCCCCGGCTCTACGCCAAGCCACCGCATGAAATCCGCGTCATTTCGCGCAGCGGGGCTATTGACGTATTGCTGAAGTTTGGTTGCGAGAAGCGAGGAGATTGAGCCGTCTGCGTAGACATCTGCCTCACCAATGGGCCCGTAAGGCCACGAGGCGGGCATTCCGATCTTTGAGTTGTCACCGCCGTACTGTCGCGACTGAGAAACAATCCCAGCCGCCAACTTCTCCACTGCCCCGTAGGCATAGGAGGCGTCATTAAGTCCCTGTGCCCCAAACGGAACCAGGGAGTTCGTAGCTACGATTCCGGGCTTAACGTATCCACCCATTACCTACCACCCCACGGCCACGTCCGAATCTGAATGGGTGGCACTTGTATCGGCATCGGGTCCGTACCAAAGGCAAACTGCGGAAATCCAAACTGGTTGTAATCCTGATCGTCGAAGCCCTGCGGCCCCGGAAGCCCAACTGATTGATTGAGCCGGTAATCCGGCCTCACGTACTCGGGAAGACTTGGCGCAAGAATGTTCGAGAGCGCCGAGGACATCGGCTGCTTTGCATAAAAGCCGCCCGGCACACCGCCCAGCCCAAGTTCCTTTTGGGCCGACATGTTCTGGATGTTCTGGTCGTCCGCCCGCATCCCGTACTGCTGCTCGTCAGCCATCAGGTCATAAAGGAGCGTGGCGCGGTTCTCGAAATCCTGGAACTGACGGGCTATCTCTTTAGACTTGGGCGCTTCGATGTCTGCGTAGGAACGGGCTGTCCCGAGGGCAGCCTTGGCAGCTTTAGAGTCTTCGGTGAAGCGTTCGAATTCCAGTTGGGCATCGAGGTAGTTGTCGTAGATAACCTGTGCTGCGCGAGCGCCAGGAGTGTTGAGCGTCCAGCCCCCCTCGCTTTCGCCATCACGGAAGAACGGGTTTGAGGAGCCCCCGCCCGCCACCGGGTCAACATACTCCTCGATATAACCATCTTCGTTTGGCCGGAGGAGCGTACCGTTCCGTGCGCTCTCGCCGCGATAGGTATTCCACGCATCCTCGGTCTGTCGGAGATAGGAAAGCGGTGTGACCTCCGTTTCAGGCTCGACTTCGATTGGCTTTTGGGGAGTTACAGGAGCCGGTTCTGGCTTGAGCGTGCGGGGTGGAGCAGTATCGTCAGCCGGGTATGCCATCGGCCATCACCTCTTCGGTGAACGGGGCTGACGGATCTGCGTCGCCCTGGCCTTCGCGCTTCTGAATCAACTTCTCCATGCGTGCGGAGTATTTGATCGCAGCGGTCTGTACGATGTCCCATGGGTGGATCAGTGCCACCTCTTCCGGGGGAATCCCATAATGGGAGAGTTTCTCGGTGAGCATCACAACCCTCTGGCGCATCCAGTTCAGGGCTGCGTCGTGGTTGTCTCTCAGGCCCGAGTTGATGTATTCGTCAATCTGTTCGTCCTCACTCATGCGCTCCTGGCGGAATGGACGACCATCGGGGATGAAGATCTCATCGACCATCCACTCGATGTCGTCCGCCACGGCCTTGACAACGCCATCTATGAGGCCCTCAACTTCAGAAGGAAAGGAGCGGTTCATGTGTTTTGCAGGAGTTGCTGCGTCCTCCCCTGTGTCTGAAGAGGTTGCGGGGCACCGGGGGCTATCCCTCCACCTCTACCCTTCATCACGCCCCCGGCCCCCGTCTGTCGCTGTCGGCCCTCGATCTGGTTGGAGAGGTTCTGGGGGTTCACACCACCCATCTGTTCGGACTCTCCCGAGGTGTTCACCTCGTTAATCGCCCCCATGAATGCGGGGGAGGCGTTCGCTGCGTCTTCTGGTGAGACGATGGCGGACTGCCTGCGGGCCAACTCGAATCCCAGCCGTGTCGCCATGTCGGTCGCGACGGCGGGAGTAGCAAACATCTTGGTACGCATGTCCTGCGCCCGCACCTGCCGTTCGATGTCCTCTGCATCAGGCATACCGAGTACGTCACGAATGACGATGTTGTCCGGCAGGAGCGGGGTGTTGTGGCCGGGCCGGATCTGGGTCAGGGCGATAGCGGTCTGCGAAGCAATCAGGAGGTCGTTCGGCTGCGGGTCGATGACCTTGACGGAGATCTGTGGGAGTGGGTCGAGGTCCTTCGGGTCTATCGCAATCCAGTCGCCATGAGACGAGTTGTCCAACTTCCCGCGTTCCGGTGCGAAGGCGTACATCTTTTCGCCCAACGCCTTCACATGGAGGAACGCCAGTTCAATGCCGTTGGTGGCACCACGCACGAGGGCGTTCTCAATCTGGGAGTCGAGGTTCTTGGCCTGGTTCAGGTTGATCTGGGCGTGGTAGCCCGTATTCACGCCGGGCTGACGCTGACCGAAGAGGTTCGCTGAGCCAGCGAGAAAGTTCATGCGGTCGATGATCTGGTCGTACTGCCACGTTGCGAGGTTGAACTCTGGGATGTTCGCAGTGATGTTCTCGATGGACTCGTTGAGCCACATCGGGATCGTTGCCCCCTCTTCAATCACGGGAGCTTTAGGCAAACCATCATCCGCACCCCGGAGTTCGGGGTCGTACTTCGCAACCCGCGTCGGCCAGAGGGTGTTGCGGATGAACGTCGAGATCTGGGAGTGGAGGTAGTCCAACTGCTCGTTGAGGTCGAGCAGGGCCTCCATCACGCCTTCCTGCCGGGACTCACCGTGAATCCACCCACCACCGCGCCCAACCATGTAGTTGTAGACCGGGCGGCCGAGGCCGTGCTCGTAGGAGTGCAGGAGGACGGGGGTGCCGAGGAAGAGGCTCTTCGTGGTCTGGATCTGCGGCCATGCATTCCGTCCGTTCCCCGATGGGGCGAGGGCGTAGTAGGCGTGCGTCTTGGCGTTGGAATATTCCATCACCACGACCATCTGAGAGAGCCCGCCATCAGAGCCCTTGGGATACGACATAAGAACAGAACCCTTGAACAGGGGGTTGTTCATCAGGGAGCGGAGGGTGACCTCGCGAATCTCGAAGCCTTCCACGAGCATCGGGCCATCAAACACGGGATAGAACCGCTCGATGGGCACATGCATCCTTGTGAGCGGGATGCCACAGGTGCGTTTGTATTCTTCTCTCGCCCTCTCGTATTCCTTCTTGTCGCGGAACTGCCGCATCAGGTCGTCTTTCGGCTCTTCCTCTTCGTACTCTTCGCCATTGTCTGTGTTGACGAACTTCTTCTTATAGGGGACGAGTTTCGGCCAGAAGGCATTCGGTGCCGCCAGCCACTTTTCGCAGGCAGCGTCGGCTACATGGAGATCCCAGACAAGGTTCCGCCACACTGCATCCGCGCCCTGCCGCTCCAACTGGTAGAACATCGCGTTCGCCCACTTGGAGATCTTCTCCGCCTTTTCTTTCGAGCGGTCGGAGATCTTCCCATCCTGGCCGACAGGGACAATCTTTACTTCAGGAGTAGGCCGATATCGAGAAACCTTTTCGTTGATGATCGCATTGAGGTGACGAGTATGCGCAACAGCCACCTTATACTGCATAGACTTTGGAGCCTTGATGCCATTGCGACCATCCAAAGCCAACCGGAAACGGTTGACCAATTTGTCACGCCGATCCAGAACCTCCATGCGGTTGCGAAGCATGGCAAGGAGGGTCTGTGGGTCAGGGAGTTTTGTGAAGTCGAACTCGTCTATAGGTTAAGTGTACTCGACGTTACTTTCCGGCTTTTCCAGAGAGTTCCTTAATCGGGAATCCAAACCGCTCTACTGCGAGCATGTTTTCGATTGAAGCACCGTTCTCATTGACCTCGCAAGTGTGGGAGCAAAAGGTCATCTTGAGGTAGCGAGAAGAAGACTTCCGCCAGTGATACGGGATTCCGCAGTAGTCGCAGGTTTCCATACCATTCAGTGTACCTAAGCCATCACGGGGAGGGCGTTCTGGGTGAACCTGGAAGGGTCACCGCGAATCGGAGTCAGGAGTTCCACCATGTACCTATCGGCGTCCACGAGATCGTCCCGCTCCTTGACAACCTTCATGGTATCAGGGTCACGAGCGTATTCCCTCATCTCCTGCTCCCACTGCGGGCAACCTCCGAGTTCGTGTCCTGCGGGGAGGTAGAACGATCCTGGGTACTTGTCCTGTCGCACATTCAGGAGTTCTGCGACATGTTTGATCCCGGCATCAACAGAGTCGGGCCCACCCTTGGACATGGTTATCCAGAACCCGCCAGCCTGTTTCATGTACTTGATGCCCACGGCCTGTGAGCGGTCGCCGCGCCATTCGATCCGCTTGCCAATGGGCTTGCCCCACTTCTCTTGCATCCTTTGCATCCAGAGGGCCTGCCGCTCATAGACATTCGGGCCGCGCTCTTTAAACTCGTCCACGCGAATTAAGCGCCCAGTTGCTGTTACCAGGCCAACGATACCCGTGGTGAAGTGGGCGGTGGATGACTCCTGGCCGAAGTCGAGCCCGCCAATGACGCGGACATAATCTGGGATTGGCCCACGCCATGCGTGGACATCGGGATTGAATCCTTCGTACACCAAACCAGCGAAGACATCGAACCGGCCCTCCACCATCCGCTTAACCATGTCTGGGGACAGGGAGGCCCGGAGAACATCTACGTAGTTCGGACCATTGAACGGATTGTCACTCGGGAGGGACTGAATGAAGTGGACACGGGCATTGGGTAGCGCATCCGTGTTGAGACCCTGGCGTTTATAAAACCAATCCGAAAACCAACCCGGCCAAGGGTTCGAGGTCGCGATAAAGAAGTACCTCACACCGTTGCCGATGTATTCTTCGCCATGGACAGGGCACACCTTTTCTGGGCAGATGCGCCCACAGGGACGCCACTCACCCGTTGGTCGCCCCTCAAGGTCTACAACGTCATCGATCTTTCGGCACTGGATTGACATGCGTTGCTGAACAACCCTGGGGAGCCTCCACCGGAGACGAGTGATAAGGTACTCTGCGGCCTCGCGCTTGGTCTCAGAAGCCTCGTCGATGATGACCGCCTGGTACGCCTCCGAACCCTTCTGCTGGTAATCCTCGATACCACGGAAGAAAACGGTGGAATAGATCCCTGGGGGCCAGTTGCTACTGCGGACCTTTACCCAGTTCTCACTGTCGTTCCGCTTGTAGATGAGTTCCGGTGGAAGCTGCCTGTAGAATTCTTCCATCGTCGTCGTCTTGAGCGACACGAGGGTCTGGCGAGCAACAAGAATACGCGTGCCGGGGAACCCTAAACATAACTCAATGCAAACTCTGGCATTGAAAAACGTCTTGGAGCCTCCGGCGGCCCCCCCGAACCCAAGGAAGGTGTATGACTCCGGTTCTGCCGCAAGAAGGGTGCGATACGCCTCCCTCTGCCTGGGAAGCAAAGGGGGCATTTCTGTCTGCCCATCTCCTTCTTCGAGGTAGGGAGCGTTGGTTGGGTTTACTTTGACTGCCACTTTTCTAGATATGCAATGGCTGAGCGAAGACGATCTATGCTCTCGTCAAAACGACCGAGAGATAGATTGCACGACATGCATAGAAGACCTCGGACTGCCCCTGTTTGATGATTGTGGTCAACAGAGAGTTGCCATGGAGTGCCAGTCGATCTGTTAACTGCGGATTCTTCACGAAAACAGATCGCACATAGACCACCCTGCTCCTCATACATAGATTCATACTCAACTAGAGAAATACCATAGTCCCTCTGGAGTTTGCCACTCTTTTGGCTCTGTATGTAGTATTCCTTGTTTTGGGAGTACCACCGTCTATTGCGCGAGGCGATCTTTTCCTTGTTGGCTAGGTAGTACGCTGAGTTTCGTGCCTTGTCGTGTTCTGAGTTGTACGTATTCCTACACTGTTTGGAGCAGAACTTTTTGTTTGTGGTAGTTACCGGACCAGACAGGCCGCATTGAGGACAAGTGAATGTCCCACGAAAGAAATATGGACCTCTGGTTTCGCCTGGTTTCACTGACGCACCTTCAGTTTTCGTACCACCTCTACCGTCCCGTCCGGCATGGTGATTTTCGTGAAGTCCTTGGTGATTGGGGCGTCGGCGGCTGGGATGACTGAGAAAAGGGGCATATATTCAGTTTACCTTGAGCGAATCGTTCTCAGATTGAATGATGCGGCGACCGATCCACTCAACGACCTGTGGTTGGACTGTGTTTCCAACTGCCTGAAGACGCTGCTTGCGGTTGGGGCAGGATTCACCTTTGGCGAAGATTACGGGGCCAGATCCGTCCATCCAGACGGGAAGCCCATCAGCATCTCTACGAACTCCGGCCTTGGAACCCCACCAAGAAAGTCGGGCAGCGTCGGCGTTGGATCGCCAGTCGTCCGGTTGCGCCAGGACTGAGCCGACATGCCCTTCCAATCCCTCGCGGTCGGGGTCCGAAAGAACTGAATCGTGCCATGAATGAGGTCCATGGTGTGAGCATTCGACGTACCACTCTTGGCACTCGGGACACCATGGCTCCCCACTGACTGGCTCCATTTCGTCAAGGAACCGGATGACTCGTCGAGCGACAATGAAGAGGCGCTTTCGGAGGTGGGGTGCTCCCAAGGCTCCCGACGATAGCACTGACCATTCAGCATTAAACCCGCCATCGGCCATTTGCCAGAGAACCCGGTCGAGACCCCGGACAGTGAGGGCTCCAACGTTCTCGATGACCACCCATCGGGGCTGTACTTCGCAAATGATTCGATAGAACTCGTTCCAGAGACCACTGCGCTTTCCCTCCAGGCCAGTTAGGCCACCCTCATGCGTTGTACCTGCGTTGCTGATGTCTTGGCACGGGAAGCCCCCGACCAATACGTCCACTCGCGGCGGAAACGAGAGTTCCGTCACGTCCGAATACAGCGGCACATCCGGCCAATGCTTCTTGAGAACCTGCTGGCAAAACGGGTCAATCTCGCATTGCCAAGCGACTTCCATCCCGGCTCTCTCAAGCCCAAGATCGAACCCCCCAATGCCAGCGAAGAGAGAACCCACCGTTAGTTTTCTGTTCAACTCTTTGCTCCTACCTCAATTCTTGGGCCGTGGTTTGACTGCCCGTTTAATTGGCCGGTGGTTGATTGGCTTGGGCTTGGCACGTTCCTTGGGTGCGTCCTGGATGGCTCGCTTCTCTGCCAGCCCCTCTTCCACGGCCTTCACCGCGCAGTCGAAGCACTTGGCGTATGGTCCCTGTACCACCTGCCAGCGAGCACAGTCAGGGCAATCAGTCACGGTTAGCGAAACAGGCAAGAGCAAAAAGTGCGGCACTGCCTGATGCAAACAGGAAATCTTCTTTGTCAGGCACAAAGCGCCCAGTCAGGACAAGGACGAAATATGTTGCCCAGATAGCAGAAGCCAGAAGGTTGAGATACTTCATTATTTTCAATATTCCTTTCAACAGCAATCCCAGTGCCAACCGCAAACATGGCAGGTGGCAAGTTTGGACCCCTTCACTCCAAATATCTCTGTACCGCACTTGTCACAGGGGAGAAGGGGAATGGGCTTCCGCTCATCGTTGGGTGGCTCAAAAGGGTTCTCAAGAGGTTGTGAGGGCATCTTTCTGCTTTGACCTTGGCACTAACACCACTAACTCATGGATAGTGAGAATGTCGCCCGTTCGACTGACTTCCAAGATGATCCGATCCCAATCGGGGATACCTTCGGTACGAAAACTAAACTCTGACTCCCATTCAAAGTGGACTCCCCAATTTGGTTCCTCATTCACTTTGGTTCCTTCCAATTGTTGTATGCTGCCTCGATTGCATGCCCGGCAAGTTCATACAAGATACCTTTACCGCTGAGGTTCACACTCTGGTGGTAAACAGCAGATTCGTCTTCTGGTACGGCCCAAACCTCCCAACCAAAGTTGTAGTCTGAGTCAATCCGAATACAGCAGAAGTGTGGGCGCATCTCTTCGAGCATGGCCCACTGTTCTTCAGTTGGTCTCATAGCAATCCCTGTATCCTCTTGAGTCCTATTTCTCTCGCCTCTCTTCGGCGGCGCATCTCTGCACGCCAGTCGTCATCGAAGCCGACTTTCTTGCGGAACTTTGAGATTGAACGGGTGGCGCGTTCGCTATTGCATTCGCGGTGGGCAAGCTTGATGTTGTCTGCCGAGTTGGTTCCGCCACGAGCCCTGGGGACGACGTGATCCCGCGTAGGCGCTCGCCGAGAACCGCTTTTAGCGTTTTGTTTGACCGGCTGTCCACAGAGATGACAGAGCCAGTTATCGCGCTTGCCGAGGTCCTCGATGGAGATCACGGGATCGACTCCAGGCATTCCTTGAGCAGCCCCTCCCAGTCCGTGGGCATCGGGCCATCCGTTTCCATGGAGCGACCGATGTACTTGTACCACCAGACCTTGAAGTCGCTGGGCTTGTGCCAGAAGTTGGGTGCGGAGTAACCGGGGGTCGCGCCATACTCACAGCCCCAGCCGACAGTGTGGCGCTCGCAGGTGAAAATCTGGGTAGATGTACGCGTATGCTCGTCGGCCACCCACCAGTCAGCAGCGTGAACAGGTTGCCCGTCCACCCAAAACTCCCACTCACAGTCACAATCCGGCCCGCACCACGGGCAGTCTTCCTTCTCGCACCAGCAGTAGGTGTGCATGGAGAAAACGGAGGTATTCAGGTCGATGCCGTACTTCTCCGGCCATTCTGAGAACTCAGGGAAGGGGTCTGCGTTCATCGCCAGTACGCGGAGGAAAGACGTGAGTGCATCCTCTCCCTCGTATGCGCCGAACATACCCTCGGGGATAACGATGTCAACCACGGAACCCACCTTCAATCGTCCACCCGATCCGACCGGACACCTCGTCAAACTTCCGAATGAGTTCGGTCCCGGTATCCGCACTCAGGGATGACACTGCGAGGTCGCAGTACGTGATGATGTCCGCGAGTTCAGAGAGGATCTCCTGCCGCTTTTCCTCGACGGTGAAGTCTCCACGGAGGCACTTCTTCACGAGGTTGGCAAGCTCGCCAGACTCACCACAGACGGCCAGTACCCAGTTCTGGATGGGCCAAACGTCATTGTCCCAGGAAACTTCGTGGCCGAAGCCGCCTTCGCAGCGTTGACGGTTCATCTCTTGGAAGCGTGCAAAGGTAAGCATTGGTTCTCCCTCTGTTGATGCCACTGAGGGTAACTTGATGTGAGATAAACGTCAAGAGAAAGAGAGAACCCCTCCGAAGAGGGGCTCCTCATGTGACCTCCCCGCCTATCCCAGTACCTTTGTCAGCTTTCGCGGTCTCTGGTTCAGGGAAGTCCCCAGGGGGACTTGTCAGCGGGGAGGAACCTTTGCTGTGCCCGCGTAGCCGAACTGGTCAGGGCATCCGTCTACCCCAGTTCGACTCGCGGTAGGAAACGGCATCGCCGGTCTGTAGCCGAAGCCACAACTTCTTCCCGCCAGTTTTCTCCCGCACGATTAGGTTCGTGCCACCACAGCCCCGGAAATCGTCCGGTAAAACCAGTCTATCCCACATCAACTGGTGTGTCAAGCCAATCATGCGCAAGTCCGGGGAGAAGGTCGCGGAGGAAGTCGTTTGCCGTCTCCCATTCGTGGTTTTCCTCAACGGCGATGTTCGCGAGGTAAATACTGTCGATCACTACTACACCTTTCGAGTCGTTCTCGGTGGTGAAGTAGAAGCGGGTCTTGTCACCCTGGGCCTCGGTGTGGAATGTGCCTTTCAATCCCACCACCTCCTGATGTTGTCGCGGATGAAGTTCCAGCCAGCCTTCCATGCCTTGTCGTTACCCGCGAACCACGAGAAATCCTCGGGGTCCATCAGGAAGTCAACCGCAGCCTTCATCTCGTTACAGACATCCTCCGCGTCAACGTGCAGGTTGTGTTCCTCAATGTGGTTGTGGAGCTTGATAAGGGCTTCCGCGAACTCCGTCATCGCCATGGAATAGTCACAAAACGGGATTGGCTTGGAAGTTATCGCGGCACACGAATGGCAGTTTGGAGAGCATGGGTCAATGGATCCGAAGGCCATAAAAATCTCCTGGTTCCCCCTCAGTGAGTCGAACACCGGTCTCCTCATCCAAAGTGAGGCGTCATACCGCTAGACCAAGGGGGAATGGTCTGGGTGGAGAAGTTATAACTGCGCCTCGATGGTGTCTGCGATCTCCGCGAAGGTGCGACCCACATCATTATGATATGCAAGGTCGCGGTCAATGCCATTGAAGGAAACTTGCCCACCAAACGAATCCTTAAGCCCTGCCCATTTCTCTACGGCAGGGGGAAGATCGGCAGACCTATAGCCATACGCTTCGGTAGTGACATAATCGTCGCCTTCCCACTCCCCGAGGCCGGAAATGTCGCACAGGACTCCGAGGCAACAGTATTCTCCGCCTCTTCGGAGGCGTGACTTCCCTTGCTTGTACTTGCCGCTCCGCAGGGCTTCCACCCACAGTTTCTTGACTTCTGGGTTCATTTCGCACCTCCGTACACGGACAGGATGACATCTTCAGGGGCCCACCTCTCTTCTGGAAGGGAAGGGGATTCACCACGGGAAAGACGGTGCTGGGAAACCTCCAGCGAGAGGTCTTCAGCGGCCTTCCTGGCCTCTTCCTCCGTGGCACCGTAGGTGATGCTCCCCCACTCCCTGTCCCATGCGATATAACGGGTCTGGGGGAAAACGACGATTTTCTCAGCCAACCTTCTCAGCCTCCGCAATGGCTTCATCGAATAGGGCGAGAACCTCTTCGTGGGTGTGGCTATCATTGAAGTCCGCCACGCCCTGAACGCCCCTTTGAGTAGCAGCCTTTGCCAAGAGGTTGAGGGGTGTCGTTTCAAACTCCGGGTGGGAGTAGCGCACCTTCCAGTACGATCCCAGGGCGCACCACCGGGTAGCAGCCCCACTCCCGTCATGGACTCTGTTCCCGTTCGCGTCGCGGGCGTATTCCCCCTGGCACCAGTTCTCAGGTTTCTCAATGAGTTTTCGCATCTCGCGGAGGTATTCGGCGGTGGTCATGGCCTAGTTCTTCTCCGCCAGTGCGATGAGCTTGGCTTTGAGAATGATGGACTTGCGCTTGCGGACCTGCCGGTCGCGTTCCTGCTCCGCCTCAACTTCCCGCTGCTCGGCTTCCCACTTGTCCTTACCCTCCCCCTCCTTGAACACCAGTGCACCAATCAGGCCGGTCATCAGGTTCGAGGCAGTGTCCTTGACCTCCCACGCATCGAGCGCCTCCATGAGGTCGTGGAGTTCATCCTGGGTGAAGATAGTTGCAGTTGTTTCCATTCGGGTTCTCCCTTTCGAGGTTTGACTCCAGTTAAACAGTCAACATCTCAGATGTCAACGGGTCAGAATCAAGAATCTCCTGGAGGTCCACGGTAGCCACTCGCCCACCTGTCTGCTGGTACCAGAAGCCATAGCCCAGAGCCCTGCTGTTCACCCAGAGCACGTTCACGCCCGACGGATCGAACTTCTCACCACAGGGGCAACCTTCCTTGAAAGAATCCTGGTTGGTGAGCCATGGATCGTCGCAAATCGCACCCGCCCCATGGGGTACAGCATCAGTCACCAGCCAAATAGAGCCACCATGAACCTTCCTCGCCAGCGAGAGGGCGCAGGAGATTGCCTCGGGGTAGTCTGCGCCATCACCCAGTTTCACCTGGGAGAGCCCGTACATGAACTCCTCAAGGTTGTCTGTGGGGCCGATGACATCAAGCGGATTCCCAACCTCCCTTTCAGCAATATAGCCACCTCGATAGTGATCGTCGAACGTCACAAGGCACAGGGACTCAATCCCCATCCCCGCCCTTCGAATGATGTACTTCGGGAGGAAGTTCTTGAGAGCATGGATTGAATTAGCCATCGAGCGAGTCCGGTCGAGAACAATAGTCAATCGGCCATCAAGTGGGGTAAACGCCTGTTCCATAGAGGGCTCCTTCTCAAAGACGAAGGCCGGTCCGAAGACCGGCCCCCGTAACCCCGAGAGTTGGAAAATGGAAATGTCGAGGAGGGTCTTGCCGAAAGGGATCTCGGGGTTGAACCCAGTAAAACACGGTCAAT